GCTCACGTAACCCCTGAACTCCGGGCAGAGTTTAAAAAGATTGTAAAACAATTGGGCGGAAAAACGGTCGCCAAGAAACTTCTTGCGGAAATGAATGCCGGCTCCCCGGTTACTGAAGGTAGATTTGAGTCTACAGATAGAGAGGAAAACATGTTCAGGGAACTACTTAACGAATCAGATACAAAAATAAGTGACCTCGACGGCGACGAATTACTAGCGGCGGTCAGTCCATACATGGAAGACGCCTTCGGGAAATCTAAAGTGGGGTGGACAGGAGATGTCCCTACAGTAAAAGGGAAGAATAAATCGGGAGAAACATTCGAGTTCTCATTTACTTTCATCGACGATACAAGACATCGCAACGCGATCTCGGTCGTTATCGGCGCCGATATTGGTGAAGGTTACGAGCTATACCAACCAAAAGAGCCAATGAAAATTATCGATGACGATACGCCAATAAGCATAATGGGCAAATACAGTAAGAAACTGAAGAGATACTATTACGATGAAGCGGCCAAAAGTACCGACTTATCGTATTTCTTGGATGACTTCGGTTTCGAATCAATTTCATAAGGACAATAAATGCAATTAATTCTAGAAGAGACATTTGACGTAGAGAACGTCGTAGAACTTAACGAGGCTACTGCTGAAAAGACATATGTTATCAAAGGTACTTTCAGCACCCCAGATAAGAAAAACAGAAACGGCCGGATATACGCGAAGAAACTTTGGGAAAGTAATGTTGCAAAGTACCAAGGTGAAATCAAAAATAAAACCCAAAATACATTAATGGAAAAAGAACATCCACCTCGCACAGCGGTTGACCCATGGCAGGCAGTGGCTCAGATCCGTATGCTTGAAATGCGTGATGGTGTTGTATATGGTGAAGCAGAACTTCTGAATATCCCAGAAACGGCCACTATACGTGCGTTGATTGATAAAGGTATCAAGATTGGTGTTAGTTCTCGCGGCGTGGGCCGCATGAAGGGCGATATAGTGGAGGAATTCAACCTTATCACATACGATATAGTTTCAACTCCTTCGGATTACAATGCAAATCTTGAGGGATTCAACGAGTCGATGATTCTTGAAGGCGTTGAAATTGAATCCAATGGCAAAGGTGGTTGGATTTGTACTCCTGCTGGTTGCACATTAGAAGAAGCCAAAGATATCACCAAAGATGTTCAAAAACGTCTCAAGAAAGGCCCTGTTATGGTTATGGACCCAGACGGAACTCATATATCTATCGACGGCGAAGACGATGGTGCTTTCTTCGGAATGGACTCTGATGACAATGATGTATCTATTTCTTCACTTAGGGGTTACTCATTGGTGGAGGAACACCAGTATAGTGACGAATGCCAGTGCGAAGCATGTACGGCTGAACGTCAAGCAAAACAAGAGAGAAAACGTAAAGGCAAAGGACAAGGCGGACAAGCAGGACAAGGTATGGGGCAAGTCCAAGAGTCTTGCGGGTGCAAAGCCAAGGCGTTAATCGAAGCCCTTGAAGCGTATGCCAATAAGGGCGAAATCGAGGAAGCCAAGCGAAAAGAAGAAGCACTTCGTGAAGCGTTCCATAAGTACTTCCCCGAAAAAACTGAAGAATAAGGATATATATGTTTGGTAGCGACTTCAAAAAGCTAATGAATGAAGCTCTTCGGGAAATCGAGGAGAACGGCATAAACATTCCATATGCTAACCCGTTAGATCCAGACTGCGTATGTGTCGTTGAAGACGCTAATGGGGTGTTTTGGGAAGGGCCCAACATGGCTGCGGACCAAGAAAGATATAGGTATATGGCAGAAAACAGTGTTATAGTCCCTATGGATGAGGCAAGAGCGATATTTAATGCAGATGATGTATTCGGAAGAAGGGTATATGTTCTTACTGATGGTAAAAATATCATCGATGCCGAGACTGGGGAAATAACCAAATACGAGGAGTCTTCCCTTTGGTTTAATACTAAGAAAGTTTTAAATTTCTTATACCAGACGGAGAAAAATGCCAGAGATACCTTAAGAAAAGAAAAGACCCTGTCTTCTTACGGATACTACGTAAAAGAAGTTCGTGTCAATCCTGACGTGGTTGATAAATATGGCAAGCAGGGCGGCATAAATAAGTAGCATATAGTCACTTATTTTTCAAGTTATAAATAAAATAAAAGTTTAAGCAGAGCTGAAAGAGATTGAAACCGTTGGACAAAACGGGCTTAAATACAAAACTTAAAAAAGGAATCAAATGGAAAATCTATTTGAAGGTCTCGATATCAGCGAAGACGTTAAGGTAAAGATGGAAGAAGCTTTCGACAAAGCTGTTCTTGCAAAATCTGTTGAACTTATGGATGAGCACGTTGAAGTTAAAGTTGCCGAAGCAAAAGAACTTCTTGAAGCTGAATACGCAGAAAAAGTTGAAAACCTTGAGGACACCCTTGACGGTTATATGACTTCTGTTGTTGAAGAATTCGTTGCAAACAACGCTCCGGTTTACGCAGCACAAATTCTTGACGAGAAAGCTAAAAAACTTCTTGAAATGTTCGATGCTATGTGTACGGTTGCTGGTGTTAAGATGATCGACATCCAGGAAGCACGTTCTGAGCGCGACATTAACGAAGATGCAAACTCTCTTGAAAATCAACTTGCTCGCATGGAAGAGCGTATGGGTGAACTACAGGATGATCTTATCGCATCTCGTAAAGAAGCTGACTCATTCCTTAAAGCTGGTGTTATTGCCGAGACTAAAGAAGGTCTTACAATGCTAGAAGCTGAGAAATTTGAACGTCTTGCAGAGATGGTTACATTCTCACGTACTCAAGAGTATACTGATGCTCTGGACACTATCAAGGAATCAATCATTGATTCACGTGATGAGTCTTTCACTGAAAGCTCAATCGAAAAAGAAGTTCAGCTTCCAAGTGGCGCGTACAAAGCGAAAGAAGTAGACATCAAAAAGGCTACTGACTTCTCGGCATACGTATAATCGTTTTTTATAAATAAATAGTATATATCATATATTATATATTAATTAAACGTTGATTTATAAGTAGAGTTGAAACAGATATTGAAATGCATAGCAGCTTATAAATCTAATAACTCAAAAAAGGAAAATTCTAATGAAGAATGAATTTGCAGAACTTTTAGAAAGTTCAAAATATGCGCCAATGAACGAGCTTGACAAGAATACTCTTGCAGCTATTATGGCAAATACAAAGCGTGAAACTGAGCAAATGATCGCAGAGGGTACTATCGCAGCTGACGTTGCACAGTTCACTCCGTTCCTTATGCCAATGCTACGTCGTATCTACCCATCACTTATCGCGAACGAGCTTCTTGGTGTTCAGCCTATGTCTGGTCCTACTGGTTTCATCTACAACCTAACTAACCGTTTTGTTGGTAACCAAGCAAACCAAATCGACCCTAACAAAAACAACCAGATTCTTGACCTAAGCGTTGCTGACGCTGCTGTAGGTGATGTTATCACTGAAACTGCATCTGGTTACACTGCAACTGTTGTTTATGTTGAACCAGCCGTTCACGGTTCTACAACTACAAACTCATTTGCTGGTCGTGTTCTTGTTGAACTTACTGTTGAAGGTCAATTCCTTAAAACTGGTGCATTCACAACAACTGGTACAACTGCTGGTAACATCACTGCGGTTTACACAGGTGAAGCAGCATGGCTTGGTCTTCTACCTAACTACTCAGGTACTTACACTACTGCAGCGGGCGAGGTTCGTGGTACAGTCGGTAACGAAATGAATGAAGTTGGTATCGCGGTTGAGCGTAAGCAAGTTGAAGCTCGTACACGTAAACTACGTGCGGAATACACAATCGAGATGTATCAAGACCTTAAAGCAATGCACGGTGTCCTTGCCGACCAAGAGCTTATGTCTCTTATGGGTTACGAAATCAAGTCTCAAACTGACCGTGAAGTTGTTGACTTCGTTAACACTAACGCGTACACTACTACAACTTTCGACATTGATAACACTTCAACTGCGAAAGATGGTCGTTGGGAAATCGAGCAATACCGTATGTTCGCTACTAAGCTTGCAGACGAATCTCGTGAGATCGGTCGTCGTAACCGTCGTGGTGCTGGTAACAAGCTTCTTGTTTCACCAAAAGTCGTTACTATGCTTGAGCAAATCGGTGGTTTCACTGCATCATCAGTAGATTCAACTGTTAACCCTCAAATCGCTAACGGTGGTGTTGTTGGTCGTTTCGACAACAAATTCCAAGTTATCGTTGATAACTACGCTAAGTCAGAGTACGCAACAGTACTTTACAAAGGTTCGAACCAAGATTCAATCGGTGTTTATGCTCCATACACTCCGGTGCAAATCCAAAAAGTTACTCACGTAACAACTGGTCAACCAGCTCTTATCGCGATGACTCGTTACGGTCTTACAACTAACCCTTGGCAAGACTCTGCGGTGAACATGGGTGAAGCATCTCCGTATGCAACACAAATCCCAGTTACGTTCACTAACTCAGTTCTAGGTTAATCCTAGAGCTTAACGCCTGAAGAGAGCTTGGCTCTCTTCTCTATAATTCTTTAACCTCCCTTTAATTTATCTCCCTTTAATTTATCTCCCTTTAATTTACCTTTCTTATATAAATAATATATGAATGAAACAGGTAATGAAACTCAAATAAACGAAGCTATCCCCACCAAGAACTACTTCTTTACAATTGACCCATATACCAGTATAGACCAATACAACGAAGCGTTGCATGCGTTAGACAACAATAAAATCAAATATACGGAATGGGTTTCCACACTTCAGCCGTATAATTTTTTCCTATGGTTAGAGGGAAACCAGACGCCTCTAATGATGAATTATGACGTTATGAACAGCACGGATTGGACCAAAGTTGTTTCGAAGGTTCAACCTCTTCAGTCGAACGACATAGTTCGGTTGTATCGGAGAACCAATAAACAATCAGATATATCACAGTATATCAATAACGATGCGTTTAACTATGCACTAAAACAGCCAAAAACAATAGTGTTCCAATATAGGAATAAAGAGTCTCTAATGTCCTTGTCTAAATCATATGGACGCATATATCCTCTTGGCAGGTACATGAACGGGGGAAAGAGGTTGGCAATGTGTTTCGACCCCGGAATCAAAAACGTATTGATTCCGTCCGAGATACTTCTAGAGATTGGGAAACATAAAGTCGGCGAACTCGAAGTTAAAATTAACTATACGGTCCTCCGAAACCACGATAAAATACAAAAGTGGTCGAAAACGCCCAGGTTTGAGGATGGCAAATTCATTCCCACATCCCCAGTTTCACCTCTTTCTATATAAAGGATTGTTATGAATATGAAACAAGTACTAGGGAAAGCGATGGCACGCACTAAAAATTTCCTGAAAGACACAAAGAAAACCTTAAATAAGAACAAACGTGAATTCGTTAAGTCGTTCAAGCGGGAATACACAGGGAAGAAGCAACCAAAAAATTTTATGCCGGGTGCCCTGATTACATTTGAATATGATGCAATCGACGCAGTTAAAAAATTCGACAAGACACCATTGTGTGTTATGCTTGGGCCGGCCAAGGATAACCCAAAGCATGCGATGGGATTAAATGTTCACTGGTTGCCCATGAATCAACGTGTTGCACTAGCTTCTCTTGTCGTTGAAATGTTAGAACAAAAAAATGGAAAACTCGAATATGAGGATATCAAACCGATATTAAGGAAGTTCGAAGGTAGTCCTATTCTACGACGTTACGCGATCCGCCGCGTTTCTAGCAAGGTAATCCAAATGCCACCCGAAGTATATCTAAGAGCAGCCAGTCTAGACGCCGCTGATTGGAGCAAATAATGAGCATAAGCAGAGCAAAGCGTTATTCTAAGAAGCATAGACGCAAGCAAACTAACGCGGCCGGAGGTAAAGGTAGGTTTAAGCGAGGGTTTTATAGGCCCATCAACGAAGACAAGTATAAGATGCCCATGAACGACTATATGAATTCAGGCCCTATACCTGAGTACCGGTCGAGTTGGGAGCTAAAGCTTATGAAATGGTGTGATATGAATCCAGATATTGAGTATTGGACATGCGAACCATTTGCTATCCAGTATGTTTCTCCTAAAGATAACAAGGTACATCGTTATTTTCCTGATTTCCTGGTAAAATTTAAAGATGGTAAAAAAGTATTAATAGAAGTGAAGCCTGAAAGCCAACATGAGGATCCGGTTAATCTCGCTAAGTGGGAGGCTGCAAAAAAATTCTGCAGGATGCATGATTTGATCTGGAGGGTTATGGGCGAAACCGCCCTCGGGGTCTAGTACTTTTCTAATGAATCGTCTGACGATCTATAGATATAGGTTCCTTTTTTGCCCTTCAATTTGAACGAGCCGTTATCCCCCATTGTACCGATACACTTGTATTTTGTCCCGTTAACAATCACTGTATCACCTTCCTCAATATCCGACGGGTCGTCACCGTCGTCAAGGTTGACAGTCGACTCCTTTAAAGACATCGCATTGAAGAAGTCTTCCTTCAATTTTTTCTTTTCCTTATCCTTCTTTTCTTCCTCCGCGTCCTGTACGTCAGTCGCC